ATGTTGTCTTTCATCTGAGCATCAGCTGCTGCTGCATTGATCTCATGGGTGTAGGCTAGAGCAGGGTCTAATCCGAACTGCTCTACCACCTCCATGTCATCGATGTCTGCGCCACGCTTGGCAAAGATGTTGTGGTTCTTACGCGAAGAAGTAGTCACTGTCTTCGATCTCCTCTATGTTAAGGTCTCCCAGCAAGGGCTGTTCAACTGGTTCGTCTACCTCTTTAATCAGATCCTTCTGGATCGTATCGAAGTAGTTCTCTTTATCATACATGTCTATGAACTCCCGCTTGGTATGACCTAGCAGTAGCTCTACATCAGGAGCATGAGTGCTGAAGCTATCATGTACGGCACCGAAGTCTCCGTTCCACTTAGTGATAACGTTAGCCATGTGTGCTGCGTCCATTGAGTGGATGTAGTTAGGTGAGATACCACACATGAATCCCCTCATATCAGGATACTCTGTCTCTAACTTAGCTACATGGAAGACTTGACAGTCATCATTATATTTATTATAGTTAGAGATAGTACCCTTAGTTGTAGCCTTCTTCACGTGGTTACATGTATATACTACGTTGAACCCGGAAGGGGTAGTCCACTCTAGCTTGTCACCCTCATCTCCAACAGCTAGTGCTGCTAGTCTCTGCAGGTAATGCATAGTATCTAGTGGGCCAGGACAGACGTGATTGATAGCCTTGACTAAGATCTTAGCGAATGCCATGCAATCTTCTTCTGTAATCCCGTACTTCTCATGGAAGTCTTCAGTCTTACAATCGAACCACATGTTCTCTCCTATCTTAGTAGCACCAGCTGAGTAGGCACGGGTCATAGACCCTCGCTTACTGATACCCTTACGGATGTGCTTCATAGGCATAGAGTCTAGGATATCTTTCAATCTCCCTTCCTCAGTCAGACGGTAGAGTTCTTTAGCTGTCTGCACGTAGAAGTCTCGTTGTATATCTACAGGTACCAGTCCGACTAGCTCACCAGTCTTACTGTCCTTACTGATAGCACCGAGATGCTGCCACCCATTATTACTCCCGTCCACAGGGATAGGTAAGTGGGTACGGTATACTTCTCCAGCATCTACAGCCTCGTTGAAGTCATGCCACTCAATGCAGCAGGCTAAGAAGGATACTCTCTTCTCTGCCTCGTGGTGGAACCTGCAGTGGAATCCAGCTTCACGGATCCAATCCATGTTCCTGTTAGTCCACTCCACTCTGTCTTCGAGCGTCATCTTATCTACTGAGATAGACTCCAATCCCTCTTCCTCTAGGTACGAGACGTAGTCAGCCTGACACCAGTCAGGGATCTCATCTATACCATAGCTCTGGTTGTAGCTGCAGGCTGTATGGACTGCTAGCCAGAAGAGACCATGCTTATCCATGGGTTTGCCACGAGCAAACTGCATCATACCTCTAGCTAGGTCAGAGCCTTGGAAGTTAAAGAACGGCTCACTGTTGTAGATCCTACCACGGTAGTCAGTCTCAATGAACTGATAGAAGATCTCTTGATCTACTAACTGACTAGCCTTAGCCATAGTGTAACGCCACTCTATGTTTTTACTTCTTCTCTTCTGCTCCTTAGCATCGTTGTTCAGGATCTCTTCGAATGAGATGAAGTCATCCTTGTTAGGATCCATGACATCGAAGATCTTCTTATTCACCCGCCAACCTGTCTGCTGTAGCTTGTTCACTGCTTCAACCCAGTTCTCGTCCAGGTTAAAGGGTTTCTTACTACCCTTAATGATAGGCTTCTCTTCTTCTACATGCATCTGCGTAGGTCCAGAGATATTAGGTGGCTTAGTGAAGATCGTACTGCGTAAGCTATACTTAAGGAATTTAGTATCAATAGGCTCGATGTCAGTCCATCTCTTAGTAGCTAGTACTATGTGATGGCTGTCTCTCATCTGCGGATAGTATAGATCTACTAGCCCACAGTTGTAGTAAGCCTCGATGAATAGATCTCCTACTCTCACTGCCTTAACCCACGTATCGTATAACCCTAGCTCCTCGTCTGGTACCATAGTATGAGTACCGATAAGGGAGGAGACTGCTGTCAGTCTACACTCCCCTGCTGGGTTATCAGATGCTACCTTGGTGAAGCTAAGCTGTAGTAATTCGAATGAGCTATGTACTAGCTCTTCAAGAGGCCGTTCAACTTCAGCGAGACTACGTACTCCTGAGTTAGCCTTCGGATTGTTTAAGTTCGTCTTGTCTATCTTCTTTCTTAGATAGTCCACGACTTCTATCAATGCGCTCAACTTCTAATCCCCTTTCTTCCAGGTATGTTAAAGCTTCTTCATCGTATACCTTGTCGTATACTATACGCCGTATGCCTGCTTGTATAATAAGACCAGCACAAGTATAGCAGGGACTATGAGTGGTGAATAGACTAGCTTCATCAGCTGATCCTCCGTTCTTTGCGAGTTTCATTAAGGCATTAGCCTCGGCATGGATTACTTCCGGTCTGGTATATCCTTTACCGAACCGGGTTTCGTTGTCCATACCTGACGGCATACCATTCCATCCTTGGGATAGGATCTGTCCGTTCTTAACGATGCAGCAACCGACCTTATACTTAGTGTCGTAGCTAAGACCCGCAAAGATCTTAGCAACTGACATGTAGGACCTATCATATCTCAACGTTTTCGAAGTCGAATCCACCTGCTTGCTGCAGTCGTGTGGTCTTGATATCATAGGTAGCGGAGCCGGCATCTCCTGTAAGTCCAGTAAATCGGGACTTGAGTACACGGAACTTGATTGTGTTTCGTTCGCCTTCGTTTTCTGCGACGAGATTACGGGCGAAGGCAACGATGTCAAAGGAGATCTGCTTAATAGATCCAGAACCTTTGATGTCATCGATGCTAGCCAACTTACCTTCTTCAAATGACTGCCCTCCTCCGGCTGCCTTACGTAGGTGGGAGATTAAACCCAGCCATATATTATGACGCTTAACTATCTTAAGCAGGTCACTCATTACTTTGTCGACAGCTTCGTTACCTGATAGGCCTTCACTACCTTCCGAGACAGCGATGGTAATGTGGTCGAGGACCAGGTATTTACAACCGAGTAAGGCCATGTACTCGATCTTGTCGATGAGGCTGTTGTCTCCAACGGATCCTTGGTGGTCGAGTAAGACAAGTCTTTCATCTCCAAACACCGAGTCAAAACCACTGCGCATTTCAGCCTCAGTTGCTGGTGGCGGGTCATTAACAGACCGTCTGAGTGCCATGCTGATAAACTTCTCAGCTGTATCTCCAACACTTTCTTCGAGAGATATGAGACCAACTTTGTCTTCAGTTTTTCCGAGTAAATCCAAGACAATCTCTTTGATAACAGTAGATTTGCCGCTGCCAGTACCAGATGTGAATAGAGTAATTTCACCTTGACGAATTCCTTTTAATTTAGTGTTGAGCCCATCTAAACAGGGCGGATAGGGTATGGATTCAACTGCTTGTCGGTTCTTGAACTGTTCCCAGATCTCTTCACCGACTACGATACCAGCTGGATTCCATGGCTGAGCATCCCATACTGCACGCAAGATACTATCTTTACCGTGCTTCATGAGTGCCTCGTTAGGATCTTTGCATGGCAGTTTAGCAACCCGTGCCTTACCTGCCTTGATCATCTTAGCTATATTATCTGTAGCCTTCTGTCCTGCCTCATCCTGGTCTAGCATGAGGATCACAGTGTCGAATGTGTTTATCCAATCACGGTTGGCAAGTACACTACTAGTCCCGCTAGCAGAAGGGATACTAACACAAGGGTAGATCGTTCCCTTGTAGTCGAGAAACGCTTGCGCGACCGACATGCAGTCGATCTCACCTTCGGTGATGACGAGTGTCCGATTACCGGTACACCGAGACTGTCCAAAGAGTTCCACTCCTTTAAAGTCTCCATGTACTCTGAATTCCTTAGGTAACTTCCGTTCTTTGTAAGCACTGACCTGTCCCTCCTTAGTATAAGGGTAGAAGTGTGAGGCAGGTTTCCCATCAGGATCTACACTCATCTTCACATTAAAATAATCTACTACCTCTTGGGATATACCACGACTAGCAATAGGATAACTGCGATAATCAGGAATTTCCATGAGGCTAGTTGAAACAGAGCTAGTATTGGTGGTACTTCCATTCATCTGTACTCTTTCTTTATTAGGGTTACGGGTATTGCAGCTGAAGCAGAACTCATGTCCGTCCTCATACACTTCAACTGCATCCGAACTGTCACACTTGGTGCAGTTTGTTTTCATTACTTGAACCTTTCTTCGGCCATTACCTTAGCGATATGCATTGGTGTATACTTCTCATCACGAGCACGCCACAGTACCTCTTCGGTAGTGAACTTGATCTGCTTGAGTTTGTCCATCACATCGGAGTCCATGTAGCTAGCATCCTTCATACCCTCTTTAACGATGATGATACCGCCAGCGTTAGCGAGGAAGTCAGGAACTACTGTGATACCTTTACTAGCGTAAGCTACATCCATCTCGTCACAGCAGAACTGGTTGTTAGCTCCACCACATACGATATCACCTGGTGTTAGAGCTGTTAGTGTATCTCCATCTAGTCCTCCGCCTAAGGCGTTGGGTGAATAGACAGTACCGTAACGGATGAGAGCATCGCGTGACCGTACAGGTACAGCACCGAACCGACGGAAGATATCCTCTCCTACCTCTTTGCGAGGATCGTAGGTAAATACTGAGTCAGCCTCATTGTGCAGGAACTTAACTAGTCTAGCGCCTACCTTACCGAGTCCTTCAACAGCTACGAACTGCTTACGAAGGGGACGATTGCGGAACTCTAATGCTCCGAGCATAGCCATGTATACTCCGTAAGCTGTAGCGAATCCACTGTCCTCACCGAGGTGCTGACCGTTAACGTATGGTGTGAGA